ATTCCACATACAAATTTTGGTGGTATCTCACGATCCACGAGTATGGGTTTCCCGTGTATTCAGGAGCCACAGTTTCGGGGGCCAGGAAAGAAACATGTTTTTGGGTCGGATGATTACGTTTATGATACGAGCAAAGCTGAAGAAATTCGAAATAGAGTTAATTTCATTAATAAGAATGCAGATAAGAATATAAGGATGCCACATATTTTTGTTGATACATTGAAAGATGAGCGATTACCCTCACATAAGGTTGATGCTGGTAAAGCTCGACTTTTCAATGTTTGTCCTATTACTTTGTTGATTTGTTTTCGTATGGCATTTGGTTCATTTCAATCCTGGTTTATGACTAAAAGACTTCAAGTTGGAAGTGGAATTGGAATGAATGTTTACTCAGACGAGTGGGATGAGTTAGCTAGGAGGCTTCTCACTTTTTCTAAAGGAGATAGAGGTGTGGGAGCTGGCGATCATAGTGGTTTTGATATTCGATTAGTGTGCTCACTTCTCTGGGCAGCGTTTACCGTTATTAATAGATGGTATGGTGATACAGGCACTAAAGCTGAACGTATACGGAAAATTCTGTGGTATGAGGTAGTGAATTCTATTCATATTAGGGATAATGTTGTGTACGCATGGCTTGCCTCATTGCCGAGTGGAATACCTGTCACTAGTTTAGTAGGTACGATAGCGAATCAACTCCTATTCCGTAGGTGTTGGATGGATATTATTGGAGGAGGAGAGTATTTTTCTGCTTTCTCTTTTGATCAGGAAGTCTTTCTTGTGTGTTATAGTGACGATAATTTGTTCAGTGTGAGTGAAGATTTTAGAGAAAGGTTTCATGAAGGAACTATCGCTACGGCGATGTCTCGTCTTCATATGGAATATACAAATGAGACAAAAACTGGTGTCAATACTGGTCTTAGGTTCTTGACGGAAGTGAGTTTTCTTAAGAGGAAATTCTTGTGGAACTCTAGAGTAGGGAGGTACGTTGCTCCTCTGGATATTAATACAGTGCTTGAGATTCCAATGTGGACCCGAGAAATACCAGGAATGACTGATCAGATTGTTGAAGATAATGTTCAACATGCTGTTTTTGAGTTGGCGCTCCATGGGAAAGATGTTTTTGAGAAATGGTCACCACTTATGGTGGAGGCCTTGAGAGAGAAGTATGGGAGGTCTACGGAGTATACCCAGTATGAGTTGTGTTTAGATATGACGTCTAAGCAGCATCTCTTTATGGATTAATCCCGTTGGACTGTAGAGAACAGTCTTTAAAAGTTCTCCTCCTCTTGCCGATGCAGTAGACAAGAGGTAGTATTACTGCCACGTAGTAATTGTATCCTCTTTGGTAATTTATGTAAACTGAAACTCGACACTTCAGTGTAAGTAGAGGTATAGCCCCAGGGGATAGGAAGACAAAATAGGTGCGTAGTGGAGTGTTACTATGTAGAAAAACACTACAAATCTTGCAAACGGGAAGGATCTTTTGATTGAGCTTGATTTTCAAACACTATTGCTTTGGTATTTAACACACTATGGATTCGCTGGGAAGCGTGTCTTCTATGTATCTAGCTTAATATATCATGACCTCGGTTAATACTTCGCAAAATGTTTTGAGTGCTATCCCTGTAGAAGAGACAGGTGGTAGTGTAGTTGATGGAGACAATGTTTCATCTTTTGAGGGCGCTATGTCTATGGTGTCTGATCAAAAGATTGTTGTTAATATGACAGAGAGTTTGTTTGAGACTGCTGAGACAGGAGTTGAAAGCGATCTTATTGATTTTTTAGAAAGGCCTTATGTGTTGCGGACGGGAGTGCTCTCGATAAGCGATACTGTGAATACTTTTTCACCGGCTTTTCCTATTAGTGAGCTGTGTCAGCAGACTATGTTCAGGAATAAGGTAGCTGGACGCTATCTTATCAGAGCCGATATTGAGGCTGTGTTGCAAGTTAACGGTACACCTTTTCACCAAGGTAGATATATTCTGGCGTGGATCCCTACGGCAGGAGCAAACTCGGGAAATGCAACTAATTGGATTAAGATGCATGCAGGTACTTTGTGTCAGAGGACCCAGTTGCCTCATGTAGAAATTGATGTGTGTAAACAATCTGCTTGTAGTATTACAGTTCCCTATGCTACTCCAAAAATGGGTTATACACCCAATTCTACTGGTGATGTTTTAGGTGACAATGGATGTTTTTATATTTTCCCTTATGAGCCCCTCAATTGTGTAACTGGTAATACCGCTATTTCTTTTTGTTTGTGGTTGAAGATGAAGAACGTGAGATTGGGTGCTCCTTGTATTCCTATGATGGACTTTGGTGGTCCTTCCCTGAAGGAGGCTAAAGCTGCTGATATTGGTCCCGTTACTTCTGCTGTTACAAAGGTTGGTACTACTATGGGTATTTTGGGAAAGATCCCGTTCCTAGCCCCTTTTATGAAACCAGGGAAGGCTATTGCTGACGTTGTGGCTGAAGCTAGTGCCACTTGGGGTCTCTGTAGACCTCGTAATCAGGCTCCTGTCAGTAGAGTTGTCCAGGCTACGGGTGCATTTAATGCAAATGCTGATGCTGGAGACACGTGCCAGTCAATTGCCCTCATGCAAACAAATGCTATTAGTGGTGAAACCAATCTTGGTGGAACAAATATTGATGAGATGTCTATTGACTATATAAAATCTATACCTGCATATATTGGCTCCGAATCCTGGAGTATTTCGAATAATGCAGGTGATAATATCACCACAATTCCCCTTACTCCATCATATTTTAAATCTCTTCACACAGATGTTGTCAGTTTTTATGACTGGACACCTGTTGCCTTTGTGGCGTCCCTCTTCAAATTTTGGAGAGGAAGTCTTAAGGTGACGTTTAAGGTTGTTAAAACTGACTTTCATTCAGGACGTCTGCTTTTAGCTTATAGTCCTTTTCCTTTGGTTGGAACCCCAGCGGCTCCAACCATTTACACGGGTGCTTATCTCCATAGAGAAATCTTGGATATTCGTACCCAATCCGAATTTTCCTTTATTATTCCGTACGTGTCACAGACGGCGTATAGAGGATATGCTGAACCAATGGGGTGGCTCTATGTCACAGTGCTTGACAAATTGATCGCTCCAGTAACAGTACCTAGTACTGTCAAAATTTTGGTGGAAGTTTCTGGCGGACCTGACTTTGAAGTCGCGGTTCCGACCACAGAAGACCAACGTGCTGTCTTCCTTCCACATGCACTTCAGATGGACTTTAATAGTCCACCTGAGACCCCTAAGGATATAGTCCTTGGAAATGGTAAGATGCCCACGTATCGAACCGTAGCTGCGTCCTCCTGTATAGGAGAACAAGTTAGATCGCTTAAAATGCTTCTTAAGAGGTATAATAGGTGGTTTACTGTACCGACTACAACGTTCGACATGTGGCCCTTTTTACATAGAATTACCGTATCAGACGGTACCAATCACACGGCCGATTTGGCTAGTAGCGATCTTCTTTCTTTGATTGAATGTTGTTACGCTATGGCCAGAGGTAGTGTGAGGGTACGCGTCTTGGGTATTCCAATGTCCAATTCCGAGGTTACGTTTGGACCTGAAGGAGGTACTCTTGGCTCTGTAGCCGCCAACAATAGTGTTGACAGGAGAGACTTCCAATGTGTTCCCAAGTTGCTTTTTAATGATGCGACTATGGGTATTTCAGAGATTGAGTTACCTCAA